GCGTTTTCCTCGCGGGAACTGCCTGTCGCGTCCGCTTCATCCATGGCCGAAATGGAATCCGGCTATGAGGCTTACAAGCAGTCCCAGCAATATCGTGATGACCGGGTTCGCTTTGCTGAGGCATCAACCGGTCTTACAGGCGCTGACGCGCTTCGTGAAATGAACGACAGGACAGGCGGTGATTTTTTCTAATGTGATTCCAGCCGGTAGCCCTCCAGCGTTGTGAAACGTCGAGGGCCTCCGGGTGCAATCCCGCACCTTTTTTCAAGGAAATCAAATGAACCGCATCAACCTCCAAACCCGTCGCATCGCACAAGCCGCAGGCGTGGGCGCTCTGGCCCTGGCCACCCAGGTGCATGCCGAAGTTCCCACGACTGTCACCTCTGCGCTGACCGATATGAAGGCCGACGCCCTGACCGTCGCCGGTCTCGTGCTGGTCGCCATCATCGCCGTAGTGGCCTTCAAGTTCATGCGCAAGGGCTTCTGATGTATCAAGTCGGCGCAGCCTGCTACAGCACGCCGACCGCCGCCGCGCAAGCGATCGCCTCCACTCAAACGGGGGCGGTCGTACAGCACGGCGGGGCAGGGTACATCGTCACAGCCACGGGCACAGGCACCGGAATCTCCTATGTTTTCCAGCCCGTGGGCGGTGGCCCTGCCATCGTCCAGTCCGTCGCCTTCACCCCTGAACCCTGCGGCCTGCTGACCGCAGCCGATGGCCTGCAAATCGGCTGGCTCATCGTCGCTGCCTGGGTCGCAGCCTTCTCACTCATGTTTATTGCCCGCGTACTGCGTGGCGAAACCACCGACAACTATGGCAACGCCTGAATATTGGGCCGTCCTGGCCGGACTCCTGGGGGCCGCATGGCTAATCGTTTCAAGCTGGTGATTGCCTGTGCGCTCGGTGTCTTTGCAGCCACTGCAAACGCGGGATACGCCCAGCTAGCGCCACCGCCTGGCTGGACGCCCGGGAGTTATGCCACTGCCGCAAATGATCGTATATTCGGTCGAATCATTTTTCAGCCAAACGCATTGACAACAAATGTCGGGGGACAGGCCGTCAGAATGCCAGCCGCCTACCGGCTCGCCTCTAATGCTGGAAGATTCGCAGCCCGTGCAGTATTCGTAAATCCCGCGTTGGCAGTCGGAGTAGGTGTTGCCGCATGGCTGGTGGTGGCTGGTCTTCAATGGGATTCAGGTCAGCAAAAATGGGTTCAAGCGGACACTTCTTATCCTGTTTCCGACGGTTATATTTATAGTGGCAGTGTCGGATCAAACGTTTTTACCGGCCCTAGTTACGATGCGGTTTGTTCGTCAATTGTTACGTTTTTGAAAACAGGCACCGAAGCCGATTGGAAAACGTGGTGGTATGAAATTCGGTGGGGTTATGTATGTTCCGTTACTCGAAATGATGGGCCTCATAGTAATGGCCAAGTAAATGACTTTCCCATTAGTCGTAGTTCCTCCTCTTGCCCGTCCGGCTGGTACGTGACCCCAGCCGGCTGCACGCAAACGCCGCAACCGAAAACAGTCACTCAACAAGAATTTGAAGATGCATTGGCGCCCAAACCGATGCCGCAGACGGTCCCGCAGGAGCTGCCTTACCCGACACCGCTCCCCATTGAGCGACCTTCGCCGTACATCAATCCAGAGCCGGGAGCAGACCCCGCGAATCAACCGAAGTTTGTTCCCACCGGCGACCCCGTTCCAAACCCCAATTACGACCCAAGCAAGGCGCTCAGTCCAGATAATCAGCCATGGATTCAGCCAGGCGTCCGGATTCAGCCAAGTCCCACGGAATCGCAGCCGTGGCGCGTCGATATGCAGCCTGTGCAGCGCCCGAAGCCCACTAAAGAACCCAATCCGGTACCAGAGAATGAACCCGGACTGGACGAAAAAGACATATCTAAGCATGAAAAAGACAAATCACTTTGCGAAAACTACCCGGACATTGTTGCGTGTAAAACCCTCGGTGATCTTCCTGAAGTTGTTCCGGTACCTAATTCAGATAAGGAGATGACGATCCACCCGGATAACGGATGGGGCGAAGGCTCCGGCGCATGCCCTGCACCTAAAACCGTAGATATTCACGGTTTCACCCTGTCCATGCCGTTTGACCTGCTATGTGATTTTGCAAACGGCATCCGCCCCGTAGTAATCGGCCTCGCGTGGCTGGCTGCTGCATTCACCTTTATGGGCCTCGGGAGGCGTGCGTAATGGATACCATTTCATCCTGGCTGGCAAGCATTACATGGCCGATCTTCTCCCGCGTCCTGGCCGCGCTGGGCGTCGGCACCGTCACCTATACCGGTGCGCAAAGTGCGTTGCAAACCGCCCTCCAAAGCGCAAAAACCGCCCTTGCAGGCATCGGCCATGAAGTCTTGCAAATCATCGCCATGAGCGGCTTTTTCGATGCCATGGCCATCACCTCCGGCGGACTCATGTCCGGCCTTGCGTGGCTTGTGCTGAAGAAGTTTGCACTTCAAAGCGGAACATGATCACCCTCATCACCGGAGCCCCCGGTTCAGGCAAATCCGCCGCCCTGGTGGCGATGCTGCTGGAGCTGTCCAAAGACCGCGCCATCTACTGCCACGGCATCCCTGATCTGGCCGTCCCCCATGTCGAGCTGGAAGACCCCACCACGTGGCCCGACACCGTTCCCGATGGCTCTATTATCGTCATTGACGAATGTCAAACAGTTTGGCGTCCATCTGGTCCTGGCCAGAAGATTCCAGATCACATTGCCAAGCTGGAAACACACCGCCACCGGGGCTTGGATTTCTACATCATCACCCAAGGCCCGAACCTCGTTCATACGAACGTTCGCGCCCTCGTCGGTCGCCATGTCCACCTGCGTGACATTGGGTTTTTGGGCCGCTGGTGGTACGAGTGGCCCGAGTGCGCCGACAACTGCCGCACCGGCTGGAAATCCGCCCCCATCAAGAAACGCTACCGACTCCCGAAACACGTTTTTGGGCAGTACAAAAGCGCCTCCATTCACGTCAAGCCGGTGCGCAGCTTCCCGAAGATCGTTATCGTCCTGGCTGTTGCGCTCATCGCCGCCGCGTACCTGACCAAAGTCGTTTACTCGACCATCAGCGCCAAGATTGCACCGGTAGCCATCACGCCCCTGACACCCGTAGGAACTCCCCCTAAGTTGCCAGGGCAGGGCGCACCGCAAGAGCCCTCAAAACCCGCATTCATTGATGACCGAGTGGACTTCCTCCCGCGAATCACCAACAAGCCGGAATCCGCCCCCGCCTACGATGCAATCCGCAGCATTGTCAATATGCCCCTGGTTGCTGGCGGCATCTGTTTCCGCGACACCTGCCGATGCGTCACACAGCAAGGCACCAACGCCGGCTTGAGTGACCGAGAATGCCGCGCCTGGATGGCAGACAGGCCCTTTGACCCCTACACCCCGCAGGAACGGCCTACCGCCGCGTCCTCTCGCGCCGGTACTGCTTTGGCTGGTACACCGTCTGTTCAGGCTCAAACCGCGCTTGCTCCCGACTCGACCGCAAACGTAGTCCCGTTGCCCTCCGGCGTCTCAAACCCGCACGCAGACGCCCGCACCCCGCTATCACTGCCGCCAGGGTCGCCAGTCCAGCCAACACCGCCCATGGATGAGCTACAGCCCATGCCGTCACTGTCTTTACAGAATCCATACCGCCGAAGTTAGCACCTGATTTGAAACTGGCGGTTGCGTGCATTGCGGCGTCTTTCGCGGATGTTATCTAGTGAATACATCGTGGATCCTTGCCTTCCGGCGGCGTCTAGCTGTCGGATGTTTTCATCCAGTGCGGCGCATTCCTGCGCCTTTGATGGTGCCTGCGCTTGGGCCGGTGCAGTGCTCCATCTGCGCGTTTGCTGTTCGCTGTTTGTTCGTGCTTCCTCTCGCTGGGCGTTTGCGATCTGAATCTTTGTGTCCCATGGTGCGCGCGACGGAACCCGTTCCATCCGTTCCATCGTCTAGCCTCTCGTAGCGCATGGCTCCGCAGTCCAATAGCGCGTATCTGTGGCTGCTCTGCATAGATAGATTTCTGTTGTTAGTGGGCCTTGTGGATTCGATACGGCGGGTGATGCGTTGATCGTCTTTGCATCTTTACATGGCGCATCGCTGTACGTGTTTCCGCACCGGTAAACCTCGGCACTGGCCGCTATGGCTGCGCATGCCAGCACGGCAAAAAACAGGGCTCGGGTAGGCATGGTTTAAGGCGTTTTTCTGAGGGGTTGCGGGGCTGGTGTTGCCGCTGCGTTTCGGCGTTTCGTTCCCGGTCGCGGAATTATAGGGGCGGTTTGTTGGTGTACCTCGTTTTTCATTAGAACTGAGGATGTTATGTACATAGGCTATGCCCGCGTTTCAACGCAAGATCAAGATACAGCCCTTCAAATGGATGCGCTCGCCAAAGCGGGTTGCAGCACGGTGTTTCAGGAAAAAGCCAGCGGCGCGTCCCGGCGCGGTCGGTTTGAACTGGCCCGGTGCCTCGCGTCACTCCAGGCGGGGGATGTGCTGGTCGTTTACAAGATCGACCGCATAGCGCGCAGTCTCTTTGACCTGCTGGAAATACTGCGCCAGCTTGAAGCGGTCGGCGCAACCATCAAGAGCGTGACGGAACCGCTAGACACCACGAACAGCATGGGCGTGTTCGTCGTGCAAATACTGGGAGCCGTCGCCCAGCTCGAACGGTCAATGATTCGGGAGCGGTCGATTGCTGGGCAAGTCGCAGCAAGAGCGCGGGGGCGTGTCCCTGGTCGTGAACGTGCCCTGTCAAAAGAGGATGAATCGGCGTTAGTGGCTGAGTACCTGCGCGGCGGTGTTACTTACAATAGCTTGGGCTTGAAGTTCGGCGTTTCGGTGCACGTGGTCAAGCGTGCTGTGTACCGCGCCACGAAACCGGCTGAGTACCTGAAGCGTCAACGCTGCTAGCGTCT